CATCGGTGATTACACAGTTAAACGCACTCCTTAGTCGGATGCGTGACCTCGGCCTTATCGCAACATAGGAACCCAAACCATGATCGACCTAACACAGTTAACACAAGAACAGCAATGGGGCGTAGACTTCGCTACGTTGGAAGCGAACAAACCCATCGTCACCGAGAACGAACAGATCACCGCAAGTAATGCGAGTCTGCCCGAAGCGGACAAGAAGCCGCTCAAGGAACTGTTCACACCGCAGAGCTATATTGAGTCGGTGATACGGTCGGCTTGCGATAGCTACTACAAGCAACTCGTCGATTTCAAGAAAAAGTCGGCGTTGCAGATGTTTGATTCCCTTACCCCAGAGCAACAAGCGGCACTCGTAGCCCAGTTGCACATTCCTGACGTTTTACCGGAGTAATCATGAACCTCGAACTAACCAAAGAAGAACAGCAGCAATTGATGACATGCCTCGATCTTGCCGTCAAGCAAGGTGGCTTGCAAGCCGCAAGTGTGCTGTTGCCGTTGGCAGCGAAGATCCAACAGTTGAAGGATTCCAGCGATGCCGGAAACGCAGACACTCCTGTTTAATGCGGGCACGGGACTCACAATAGTCTGTAAGCTGTTTGGTCTTAATAGCGATACCGTTGTAGCTACAGCTACAGCGGTTGAACGGACCAACGACAAGAATAGGTACGCAGTAGCCTTTACTGGCGTACCTGCGGGTGCTTACAGACTAAACGGGTTCGTGTCTAACGTGGGTGGATTTGCCAATGAGGTCTACGACCTGACCTTATCAACTGCAACCTTCTACCCCAGGAGTGAGGCGGCAATCAACGTAGGAGCTATTGCTGATGCCGTGTGGGATGAATCATACAATCAACATACTACAGCGGGAAGCTTTGGTAAGTTGATGGACCTACTAAGAAAAGCCAACACTCTTGTAGAAGGCACGGTACAGGCATCGCCCGCACCTACTTCTACGGTGTTCAAATGCAATGTTAATTATCCGACTGGTGCTTTTGAACATGCGGTCCTGGTATTCCAAGATGATGCAACACTGGCAGAGCAAAACAGCCCAATTCTTACATGGGTAAACAACGGTGATGGGACTTCAACCGTTACCTTGGAAGAAGCTAGAACCGCTGCTCCTGTAGCTGGAGACAAGTTCTTTATTCTGCCTGCTAGCCACGTTCACGCGATTGCGGATATCAAGCAAGCATTGCAAGAAAGCGTAGGAACCGGGGCCAGAACAGTTACCGTCACGGTCAACTACTCCGGCAACCCAGTCCAGAACGCGATAGTCCGCATGACCAAGAATGCGGAAACTTACATAGCCGTAACCAACGCTTCTGGTCAGGCTGTGCTTAACCTAAACGATGGGACTTGGGTTGTAGGCATCACTGCGGCAAATCTTATATTTGCCGGGGCATCCCTTGTTGTCGATGGCACGGAAACGGTCACATACAGCATGGCTGCCGGGGAGAATGTCACCCCATCATCGCCGCCCTATACCACAGGCTACTGGACTGTGCTAGACTTGAACGGGGCAATCCAGCCCAATGCCCAGGTAGTGATCCAGGCCGCTAATCCTCCCAAAGATTCAACTGGCCTTGTCATGGAAGATGCACCTAGAACCGGGACAGCGAATGGAAGTGGAGTTGTGTCGTTCACGAATCTCGTAAAAGGAGCTACCTACGTTGTCTACCGTTCAAACAGCACTAGAAAGTTCAATGTTCTAGTCCCGGCGAACGCAGGCAACACGGTAGCTTTGGGAAGTATTGTAGGGTAGCGCCATGCCAGCCACAACCACCATAACCGCAGTCCAGAAGATCATTCAGTACGATGATACTGTGATTACGGACATTCAACCTTTTATTGATTCCGCGATCCTCATAGTTACTGCTGTGGTGGGAACGGCATTGCCTGATCCCGGATTAGAATTGGTAACACGGTATTTGTCGGCACATCTAATAAGTATCACCGATAGCTCTACCCGAGTGCAATCAGAGCAAGTCAAGAGTCTCCAGAACTCCTACCAGTACCGTCTTTCAGACGGCCTTGGTATTACCCACTGGGGAGCCACTGCTATGATGCTGGATACCAGCGGAAAACTAGCCAACTGGAACAGAAAAGTGATTGACGGGGTTGCCGGGGCCTTTACCTTGGTCTGGGGCGGCAAACCGCCTGAACAGTCCCCTGCCTACAACAGCTAAGGTGGCCCATGTCCCTAATTCGCAAGTGCCAACGCGAAACCCTAGTCCACTGGCCCCTTATTGGGACCAAGCAGACCGGGGAACCTATTTGGGGCGCACCGCAGCAGATTACCTGTAGATGGGACGACTGTGCCCGGGAAATCATCCAGGCTAACAATACCCGAGTGCTTTCTAAGGTTGAGTTAATCACCGAGATTTTACTTTCCCCAGGCGATCTCGTTCGCCGGGGTACGTTAGCGAATACCGCTTACTGGGAAGACCCAAAACGCAACCAGGATGCCTACGAGGTCTTAAAAGTATGCGACACCCCGACCTTAAACTACCGGGAAAGGCTATACGAAGCTTATGCTTAGTTACAGGGCCAGGATATTCAACCTCGACAAATTCAAGACTTCCTTCAAAAAGTACAATGAAAACTTGGGAGAAGCATTTAAGCCAGCAATGGAGAAGGCTTCTGAGGTTTATTTTGAGGCTGCCGACGAACTGGTCCCTATGGAAACCGGGGCACTTAGGCGATCCCGGGGCATAGTTCAACGAGGGAACGGTTGGAAAACTCAGACTTTCCTGGGTTACGGGTTTGAGATCGAAGAGATTTACCTTCGGGGAACTCGCGAAACTGGTTTAGAGATCAAAGTCCCAAGGGAATATGCTGTTTACCAGCACGAAGTTCCCATGAACCATGTGCAAGGCATTGACCATTTCCTGGAAGATGGGCTGGATTACTACGGGGATTTGATCGTAGACGCTGTTTTCAGTGAATTGAAGAAGGTGAAAATATGACCCCCGGGCTAGCATTAGCAGAGTTGATACAGGCTACAGCTACGGCGGCGGGTTACGAAATCTTCATTAACCACATGCCGGATAAGCCGGATAACGCCATTCTGATCTATGAGGCCAGCGGAGGGGTCTTAGAATCGCGTAAAATGGCCTCCGGCGAACGCGAGGAGCATCCGGCACTCAGGGTGCTGGTTAGGGGCGCGGACTCGTCTGCGAGGGACGTATTGCAGTCTATAGCGGACTTGGCAGACACTACCTACAAATTCAGCCTGTCGAACGGGCAAGTTTTGCAGGTTATCACAAAATCTAATACAATAGGATTTGCAGGCCATGAGCCACAAACCCGCCGCTACGTCTACACCCAGAACTACCGATTGACTTTGGAGTAATTTTCCATGCCTAACTTGAAGGACGGTTTCAAAATCCTGATCGCGATCAACGGGATCAGCGGCCAATTCGAGGAAATCGAAGTAACCCCACCGTCGATGAATTCCGGTGGCGGGATCGACCAAACCACGATGCGTAACAGCCGTTACCGAACGATGCTCGGTAAGGCCCTGATTACGCTCGAACCCGTATCGATCAAAGTCGCATTTGACCCCAAGGTCATTGCACAGATGCACCAGTTCCTCGGAACCAACCGGCACGTTACCATTACGTTCCCGGACGGGTCTACCCTGGTATTCTATGCCATCATCAACTCCTTCACCTTCGATTCCTTCAAGGAAGGCGAACGGCCAGAAGGCACGTTGGAACTGGTTCCAAGCAATATGTCCACGGCAGCAACGCCGGTCGAAACCGCTCCGGTCTTTGCTACCGGAACCACGGCTACGACCACCACGACCGCTGGTCCGTGATCCATCTAGTAGGTTTGTTTTCCACGTTTACTCAGGCGGCCTGCTAAGGGCCGCCTGATTCGCAGAGGGTTGTATATGATTTCTGTTTCTGTCATTCGTAAGTCTATTCCTGTTTCCCTGGAGTCTGAGTCTGGGGTAAGTCAGTTCTACATCAAAGAAATGACTGGGGCACAGCGGGATGAGTTTCTGGCGACGACCAACAAGAAGCTCAAAGTTGATCCAAACACCGGCGAAGTCGTCGGGATGAACGATTACAAGGGTATGTACAGCACCCTGTTGTCGTTCTGCCTGTACGATGCGGACGGGAAACTGGTTCCCGAGGCATCCATTCAGGCTTGGCCGGATTCGGCGCAACGTGTTTTGTTTGACGCGGCTAGCGTATTGAACGGGCTGAAAAAGAGCGAAGAAGCAGAAGAGAACGCCGAAAAAAACTAACTCTCGAAAGCGAGGAGTTTCTTTGGTACGAACTCGCTTTCGAGCTTAAATGGCCCGTGTCGCTGGTTAAGCAACTTACCACGGTGTCTGAATTTGAAAAGTGGCAGTCTTACTTCCGATTGAAGCAGACGCTGCATGACAAATCAGACTGGTATGCTGCTCAAACGACATGGGCCATTTTTGCGTCTCAGGGTGCAAAGAAATTGAAACCCAGTGATTATTTGCTGGAATTCAAGTTACCCGAAACCGAGAAGAAAAAAGAACGAACTTGGGAACAAGAACGCGATTTGTGGTTAGGTATGCTAGGCGTGAAGCAGGAATCTGACGATGTCAACTAGGCAGCTACCTCCCCTGTATGTGAAGCTACAGGGTGATAATAAGCACTACAGCAAAATGATGGATGAGTCCATCAGAAAAGCTGAGAAGCTAGAAAAGACTCTTCAGAGAATTTCTAGGCTATCCGCAGCCTCTACTGTCCCTAAGACAGGTTTTTTCGGTAGCATAGCTGGGGCCATAGCATCTCTTCGTGGGTTGTTTTCTCGCGGCGGGGCAACAACACAAGCCGCAAATGCGGCTGCTAAGATTGCCCGTGCATCAACTCAAGCTGCCATGCTATTGGCGAAGGGGAAAAACGAAGCAAAGAAAATAGAGGCCGCTGCAAATGCTGCTGCTAAGGCGACTATAGCTGCCGCAGACGCAGCGGGCAATAGACAGAAAGCCGCCGCTACCGTTGCTTCGCTAAAGACTGAATCGGCAGCCAGAGTCGCTGCCGCAAAAACCAGAGCCGCTGCAACCGCTGCTGCCACAAAAACTAAAGCCGCAGCCAAAGCTGCGGCTATTAAAACAGAGGCCGCTGCAACCGCTGCTGCCACAAAAACAGAAGCAGCAGCAAAAGCCGCCGCCACAAAAACTAAGGCTGCTGCCGTGGTCGCCGCCACAAAAACCAAGGCTGCCGCTGCCGTCGCTGCTACGCAGGCTAAGACTGCGGCATCAGTAGCAGCTACACAAACTAAAAACGCTGCTAGAGTTGCTGCAATCCAGACCGAATCCGCAGCCAGGGTTTCAGCTACCCAGGCACGGCAAGCGGCTACACAGATGAAGACGGCTGCTTCTCTTGCAGCTACGAAAATAAAAACAATACTCACAGCGGGGCTTATAACAGCCAGAACAAATGCTACACAGGCAAAAGCGGCAGCAAGCGTTGCTGCCACACAGCAAAAAGCCGCCGCCTCTGTCGCCGCCAAGCGTACTGTTGCTGCGGCTACGGCGGCAGCGAAGGCAACGGTAGCAGCAGCCCGGGCTGCTGCTACCATACAAACAGCCGCTACTACCGCAGCCGCAAGAGCAAGATCGATTCAACAAAGAACGATCAGAGATAACCAAAGACACCAAAACCAGCAACTCATAAACCAAGATAGAAATAGGAGAGCCGAACAGGCACACCAGCAGAGACTGCGCATAGCCAATGAAATACACCAAAGAAGAATGGCTAGTCGGTTTTATACCTCTAAAAGACCGACTATAAACTTCAATAGCAGCGGTGGTGGGGGTGGAGGCTTTCGGCAAGGTGGATTCGGGCAAGGTGGATTCGGGCAAGGGCTTACCGAGCGTGCAGACATCTACATGCACATGAATGCCTTGAAAAATCTCGCAAGGACGGCAAACTCTTTGCTTGAAATTGGAACATCGTTCCGTGAGAACTCGGTAGCCATCGAAGTCTTTGTAGGCTCTGCGGAAAAAGCTGACGCAGTGATGAAAGACATCCGCGATTTTGCTATTCAGTCTCCTTATATGTTTACTGACCTTGCCGAAGAAGCCAGAAATATGATGGCTTACGGTGTGAGCGCAGAGCAAACAATGGACTTGATGAAAAGTCTAGGGGACATCGCTGGCGGTAACTCTAGGCGGTTCGGTCTTCTTGCCTATGCTATGTCGCAAATCGTATCCCTCGGTAAACTCCAAGGGAACGAACTGCGGCAGCTTACTGAGCAAGGGTTTAACCCCCTAAAGACCATTGCAGAGCGCACGCTGAAACCTATGCAGACGCTCGAAGAGCGCATGTCAGAACTGTTTGAAGCTAAAGAGAAAGGTTTGATTACTTCAAAGCATGTCATTGATGCTTTGAGAATCGAAACATCCGAAGGCGGCCACTTTGCAGGTACAATGAACCGCATGAGTAATGAACTCGGTGGTTTAATGAATCGAATTCGTGAAACTTTTCAAACATCGATTCTTTTGAAAATTTACACGATACTTGAAGAAGACTTGAAGAATCTTGCTAGGAGAACGCTAGAGTACCTTAATCGCCTAGAGGAGTGGATCGAGAAGAATCCGAAACTGGTAAAACAGATAGCAGAAACCGCGAAGAATGCTTTTCTGTTACTAGCGGCATTTAATGCACTAGGATTAGCAGTAGCTGTTATAGCATGGAATCTTAACAAAGTATCCACTTTGTTCTCCATATTCAAAATGCTTACTAGCCCGCTTTACAGCGTATTGACCTCACTTGTTGGTGTGTTTATGACACTAGGCAGTGTGTTAAGCTCAATAGTGACTTTGAATGTTATGGGGCTGATTAGTTCCATAGGCGGTCTATTACAGATTGCGGCGGCGTTTGGGGCAGTAGGTATGGGTGTGGCCCTAGTACGGGACTATATCAAGGGTGCTGGTGGCCTAAGCGGAGCATTAAGACAGATTCAAGAAGACCTTAACAGACTCTCATTATTTTCCAAAGGGTTCTTTGCAAACTTCCAAGAAAACTTCCAAATCCTCACGGATTGGATTCGCAAAAACTGGAAAGAGCTTTCTCAGTTTTTGGGTGAGACAATGAACTCTATGCTTAAAGCGTTGCTGCACAACATAGGGGTGCTTGCAGAAGCTATGGTCAAATTGATCGTAGCCTCGTTTCACTGGTTAAAAGCCAACCTCCCTGGCATCATAAAAGAAATAACGGCGGCGGTGGCAGGAGGGTTTGGTGCTACCCAAGAACGCGGGATGGCAATGGCTGCAACGGGCGTAAACGCAATGGGAGGTCCGCAAGGAACGCTTGCAAGCATGGCGGCAAGCATTCCTATGTGGATTGCTGAGCAAGGATTAGAAAGAGATGAGTATAACAGGCAGCGCAACGAAAAAGTGCTTGAAATAGCCAGGAAAGAAGGTTTAGATACCACTCCCCGTAGCCGTGGACGAGCAGAAGCAAGTCGAATACTTGACCAGATGGAAGCAAAGGGCGAATGGTCTTACGTTCCCCGTAGCCGTATGTTCATGCCCCCTGGTAGCAATGTCCCCGGTGCAAAAGAAGGCGTTAATCTAGGCCAAGAAGCCGCCAACATAGGTGCAAGTGTTCTGGACAGGCTAAAGTCTGGATTAGAAGGAATGGGGAATGCAGCAGATCGTCTTAAAGCTCTAGGCATTGAGATGCCCGCACTCAATCTGACAATCCCCGAAGGCAAACCAGCAGAACTGCCTCCTGGGATGCCTATCCCTCCGGCGTTTAAGGACTTTGATTTTAGCGGATTAGAAGGCGGTCCTGGAGCCAAAGGCAAAGGTAGGGGTAGAGGAGTAGAAGACCTTACGGCTTTTACCTATGAAAGCGGCTCTTATCGAGCAAAGATGGCAGAATACGCCTCTCGGGTAAAAGCCGAAGGCGCAGGGGCTAACCCACAACTCAGCGCCCAGTTGACTGCTAACAACATTCTTCTCAAGATTCTTGGGGCTTTGACTGGCGGCGGGGCCACTCCACCCGATGCAAACAATACCATCAGCCCTGCAAACTTAAATGCCGTAGGTGCGCCATGACAGCCGTTTTGAGAGGTCTAAAAAACGTATCAATGTCCCGTGATGAAGAGGGGCATCGAACTTACGAATGCACTTGGATATTCAATACGGACAGTCCGCTAGACGGCCCAGAGACAGTGCTACAAGCTGTCAATACAGTGCTGCCTACGGGTTCTGTATACAGCATAGACAACGACTACGATCCTTGGGCATTCTGTACCCCACGGTTAGCTATCGCACCTCACCCGGGATACAGCGACGGGGACGTAGTGCAGTCTTGGCAAATCACGAATGAGTACACCACTAGGCCCATGCAGCGGTGTAACTCGACACAGATCGAAAACCCGCTATTAGAACCGTACACACTGTCTGGGGATTTTGTGCATGTCTCCCGGGAAATGAAGACTGACCGGTTTGGAAGGGCACTTCGGCACTCGAATCTGGAGCCTATTCTTGGACCGGAGGTCGAAGAAAAGGTAAGCTATCCGTCCATCAGTATCAGTTTCAACAGTGCTGTCTTACCAGCGTCTACCTTCAACTTACTGATTAACAGAGTCAACGATGCGCCTTTGTGGGGGTTTCCGGCAAGGTGTGTCCGATTTACAGACTGCCGGTTTGAGAGAGTTCTGTACGGTACATGTTTTTACTACTACAAGATACAATACACGTTTGAGTGCAATCTGGATACCTTTGATAAGAAGATACCGTCATACGGTCTGGCTAGGCTAAAAAACGGTGCTATTCCGTTTCTGCCGGGGTCTTACGAAATCCCCAAAGACGATAACGGCGAGAACATGCCTCCTGTGTTTTTGGATTATATCGGCAGACCTGCTACCCCTGATGACGTAGGTATACTAGGAGTTCCGATTCCTGGTAACACGTTTATTCAAACAGTTCAGATTGCAAAGCAAGCAAATCTCTTACTCTTAGGAATCCCAACGGTGCTAATCTAATGCTAAAGTCGAACGAAGAAATAGTCAAGACGGTAGGTGAACCTAAAGAAGAAGACCGATTTACAGCAGTTTTCCAGGGGACTTATTTGGAGTGGGGTACGGGGAATATGGTCAATTCTAGATGGGCCTACGACCGACTACGCCCATCGGTTGACTCCGCGATCCAGTCTGATATCCGAGTAAATCCCGCCAAGGAACAGAAACTGCTACTGCCCGAAGGAAGTTTTGAAATTTTCCTGGGGCACAAAGAACTGGAAATCCTAGGTAGCGATCCCCTGATGGCCGAACAGCAAAAGGGCAATGTTATCGAAGTCTACCTCGATGGAAAGTTGCATGCAATCCTCAGGCCCGGTAGGATGTTGTTCGGGGAGTTTCCTGGGGTTATTACTGTTAAAGCCACCAAAGCAACCGCTATTCTGCACATGACCGCTTTCCCATGCTAGGCAACCACAAAGGTTATTTTCTATCTGATGCCGACCGCAAGCGCTTAGGGCGCGTTTTAGGGGCCGCTGAAAGCGCGCCGCCTGCGTCTATGATTGCGCCGAAAGCAGGGCATTTGTTTAGTGCAGCAGATACCTACTTCGCTTTACCGCCTTGTGAGACAGGTATTCCGGCGGGGTATCTTAGAGATGGGTACGACTCTAGTAGCGACTCCTTCGGGGCTGCAAAGTGCTGTCTGTTTAAGTATGACCGCGAAAGCAAGCGTATCATTCAGTTGTTAGATGGCGTGGGAATCCCTACCAGAGCCATAGTCTACAACGAAACCGGGTGGACAGTCAACCATCTGGTAAAAATCACAAAACATAAGAACGGGACTTGGGTAGTAGACAAAGGCGATATTGAGCAATCAAGGATTTGGCTCGGATTAAAATCCACAACCACTACAGGCACAACTACCAGCACTACCCCAAGTCCTGTGAATCTTCCTTGCCAGGGATACTGTTTATGGACTGCGAACTCCGGCCTTGCTTGGGAAGGGCCGGTAGGCGGGTGCGAGAACAGAACTACTACAAGTACAACAACCACGACCGCCGCACCCCCACCTACGACAATCGGCCCTACCACAACTGGAACAACTACCACTACTACGGCAACCAGCACAACTGCTGCCCCTTGTCTATCCGCAAAACCTACCTGCAAACTTAAATGCGTAGCCGTAACTACGACCTCAGGTGCATGGCCCCCTGCTCCTTCTACCGGGTTGACTTATCAGTTAGAGAACCCAGGAGCAGATGGATGCTCATCTCCTTGCACTTGCTACGGGCAGGGCGATCCCTGCTTCACTTTGAATGCGTACATTGAGAGTCGTTGTATTTTCATGGTTACTACGACCAGTACGACAACGACGACAGAGTCGCCTAGCAATCGCCAGAATCCCTGTTTCCAAGTTAATAAGTTTGCCCCTACAGCAAGTATTCCTGCAAATACATTTCGCGCTGCTAGGCTGCAAGGCGGCCTAGGACCGTGGCAGGTTTGCAAAGAATGTGACCCGGGCTACAGACCGTTGTACCCCATCGGTGCAAAACCTCCTGTTTTGCCTAGCGAAAATGCGACAGCGGTTTACCATCAGACTAGCTGTGTGTACGACCCATGTTCCTCTGATTTGCCTTTGCCCGGTGATTACCCAGTAGGTAAAGCGGTCTACAGGGCATTCAACTGGGACAATCTTCAAACAAACTGGCAAAACGCCCTAGAGTCTGCGGACTTTCTACGATTCGATCTGAATCCGGGACCAAGACCACTGAGTAATGCGTTTTTATATGCTGAGGAGGATGGATGGGAGATTCAAGGGTTGCAACTACCAGGATTTCAGGACAGTTTGAACACTGTTTCTGACCCGCCTGACCGCAATCCCTTAGCGTGGTACGCACCTAACTGGTCAATATGCCAGTCATGCCCTCCAGGAACTCGGCCAAAGTTGCCCCCTCCTCGTATGCTGCCAATGGACACCTCTTGGTGGATCAGTATGCGAAACTGGTTGATAGATGACGCACCGAATGACCCAGACTGGGGATATGGCGTATTGTGGGTAGAGGGAGAACGATTTGCTAGCTGGGGGCGCAGGCATGGCAGACTGGACTATGCCGAATCTGGCTCTAGGTTATGGAAGTGGGAAACCCCTTGTGTTCCGGGCTACGACTGTAACCTGTGCAATTTTGCGCCAGCATGGCGCGAGATGTACGAAGAAGATTTAACTGAAACCACCCCGGCCCCTACTACTACTTTTACGACAACCACTACGACAATCGCGCCTTGCGGTTGCAGGCCGCCTGTACGTTGTCCTGATGTAGCAGGGATGTGTGTGAGAACTGAGTGCGTTCCAGGAGGCGCAGGTACGGAGTTAGAATGTCCAGCGACCACTCCGGAACCAGAGATACCGACTTGTTTTGACGGGCGAAAATGGTGCATTTGTACCAGTTCTACATCTACCACTGGAACAGGCACAACTACTACATCCGCGCCTTGCGGACAATGTACATGGACATATGTAAGCGTGCCGATTTCATCGTCACTTAACCAGTGGCAGATGACGGAGAGGTGTGAGAATGCTCTTAATAGTTGCCACTGTACGTTGCCTCCTTATGCCTGGGGGCCTGGTGGCACGCCCAGCCCCACCGATTGCGTCATGGTCGGTGGCAATCTCTGCGCCGGGACATTTCCACCTAATGCAAGTTGCGGGGATACTTATTCGGTTCCTTGTGGTTTGCCTCCTACTACTAGCCCGCGTCCTCCTTGTAGTAGCTGTTCCGGTACTTGCATTTTTTATTCAGTATTTAACTTCCCGGGTACTGAGTATATATGGCAAGAGATACCATGCTATGTGTATTTAGGTGAAGGACACGGCGACTGCTGTAAACTTGGCCCCCCGGGATGCGATAATAGTCTAGTTTCTAGTTTTGCAAATTGTCGATGCTCCGTACCGTCTGACCCTCCGACTAATGTATGCCAGATCATTCAAACAAGTTGCGGATCAGGTTATGCAGAGTGCGCATGTTGTAACACCACAAGCTGTCAACGAAAATGCACTTATAAGGGCAACGGTTATGGTGGTTGGAATAAATTTATTGATAACTGCCCTACCACTTGTCCTTGTCCGGGCGCACCATTAGCACAAAGCCTGTCTGATTGTGATATGATCGATTTTCAGTGCGGAGAGATTGTACCTACTCGCACTTCGACCAGTACAACCACTGGCACGGGGACTACCACAAGCACCACGACCATTGGTCCTGGAGCCTGCTGCTGGCCGGGAGGAACCTGTACTGTCGGTTCCCGAGACTCATGCGTCAATTCTGGCGGTTCATTCCAGGGTGCGGGCAGTGTATGTTCTCCTAACCCGTGTCCAACAACAACCACAACAGGAACTCCTTTAGGCCGTTGCTGCGTACCGCCTAGTCCTTGGGGAGGAGGATGCGGAGAGGGCTACTCTCAGTCATTCTGTACCGAAATCGGAGGGTCTTGGACAGCCAACGCTACCTGCGGACCAAACCCATTAGCCGCTTGCGGATTCACTACCACTAGCACCACAACAACCACTATACTACTAGGTGCTTGTTGCTGTGTTAATGCAAATGTGTTTCCTGTGTCTTATAGTTGCACAAATGGCGTGGCGCTGGAAACCTGTATAAGCTACTCAAACAATCAAGTCTCGTGCAGTTGGAACACCGGCGTTACTTGCTTATCTGGTAATCCACCTTTCTGTGGGGGCACGACTACTCAAATTCCTCCTGTGACTACTAATGTCCCCCCAGAAGAATTAGGCTCCCCAACAACCACGGCAGCCCCAACAACCACGGCAGCCCCAACAACCACGGCAGCCCCAACAACCACGGCAGCCCCAACAACCACGGCAGCCCCAACAACCACGGCAGCCCCGACAACCACGGCAGCCCCGACAACCACAACAACTACGGAAGCACCAGCGACCACGGCAGGCCCAACAATGGCCCCAGAATGAGTTATTCGGTAGATTTGCAACCTAGAACTCCTTGTCTATAATGCAAGGAGTTTCTTAGCGGGACACGTTTTACAGGGATTTTTATGAGCAAGCCTTTTCTAACCATTGGTTGCGCCACTTACAATGACTTCAACGGTGTTTATTTCACCGTCCAAGCACATCGCATGTACCAGGATACCCGGGACTGCGAGTTCATCATCGTGGACAACAATCCTGACTCGCCAGAAGGTCAGGCCACTCGGGACTTTATCCAAAGCATTTCTCACATTGAAAATATCCGATATATCCCGTACACAGAGATCGGCGGCACATCGCAACCCCGTAACAAGATCATTGAGGAGGCCCAGGGCGATTTTGTGATGGTCACGGACCCTCACGTTTTCGTTCAGGCAAACGGCATTCACTTGCTCAAGAAGCATCTACGGGAAGCTACTCCCGAGATGCAGAAGAATCTGTTTACCGGCCCGCTGCTTTATGACGGGCTTTCCTTTGTCTCCACTCACTTTGAGATCGGCTTTCAAGACCAGATGAACGGGACTTGGGCCACGGCTTGGCGGCATCCAGATGGGACGGCTATCGTCTGCAAAAACTTTGACAACCGTGTGCATTTACGCAAATTGCATGTAGAAAGCAAGGGCGAATGGACTCCTACCGAGATTCCTTGGCCCGGTCATGAACAACAGTTGGTGGATCGCGGCTACAAAGTCATGGGTATGACCAACGACGAACCGCCGTTCGAGGTTCCCGGTCAAGGGTTCGGGTTATTTGTAACCAGCAAGGAACACTGGATTCCCTTTAACCGCGATTTCCGGGGATTCGGCGGCGAGGAAATCCTGCATCACGCCCTGTATCGCAAACACGGCAGGACAACTTACTGCCTGCCGTTTATCAAATGGGTGCATCGTTTTGGTCGTCCGGGAGGAGTTCCGTACCCCCTGACAATGGAAAACAAGATCAGAAACTATCTGATCGGGTACAAAGATGTGGATTGGGATACCGAAGAGGTGCGTAAGCACTTCGTAGACGAAGTCAAGTTCCCACAAGCGACCTTTGACATCATTGCCCGCGATCCCGTAGCGTTCCAGCCTTTTCAGCCTAGGCCAAGGGCAAACGGTCCCGCACCGGCAGCGGCGGCAGCGACATCCAATCTCGGTTTCCCGTTGCCCACGAATTACGAAACCCTCAATGATGTAGTGAACTTCGTAGCCCTGGCCCCTCGCGATCTGAACGAGCATGCCGGGCTGTTTATGAAGTGGCTCATTGACATGCACCATGCAGTAGACATCACCGGACGGCGAGAGTCCACTGCCCTGTTGTTAGGGGCACTGGGACGCAAAATCCCTTGCCGAGGTAATTGCGACAAGTCCAAGTGTGACAAACGATGCGACAAGCCTGCCGTCTTGGTCAGTTTCCAACAAGAACAGGATAGCTTGATCGGTATCCTCCAGGACATGGTAAAAACGCACTCCGGGCGACCGCTGGAGTTTAGTATCGCTCCGTTTGACCATTCTAAGCTGGTCGATGAAATACCAGAAACAGATTTCTTGTTCCTGGATACAGTCCACAGCGGCGAACGGGTTCTGGAAGAACTGACTCGGTATGCACCCAAAGTGTCTTCACGCATAATGATTCACGATACCGCGATCTTCGGGGTAGACGGGGAGGGCGGCGGCAAGGGCATGTTCTGGGGGATATCACAATTTATCAACCAGAACCCTGAATGGTTCATCGCTGAACACGCGAAAAACCAGTACGGGATGACGGTGCTGTCACGGCTGCCGGGTGACAAGCCCAAAGACCCCGTAAAACTGTTTCCCGGGATGCTCGATCCCGAAGGAAAACTTTGCGGTTGCGGGCAAGAACTAAAGGCCACCCTAAAGCTTATAGGCATCGAGGCGGCCCCTGGTTGCTCCTGTAACGCACGCGCAGCCGTGATGGATGATTGGGGACCGGCTAAGTGCCGCGAAGAGTTAGAGACGATCCTAGACTGGCTCAAGGAAGAAGCCGACAAACGAAACATGGGCCACCTCTATGTGCGACCCGTGGTCAAGCTGGCGGTATTACGAGCAATCCGTGCCGCAGAAAAGAAGATCGAAAAAGGTCTTTGCAAGTAGACCTAAATCGTCAAAAAGGAATGCCAATGCTGGAGTTTCATTTCAAACTCCGGCAGACTCTTAAAGATGTCGTTCTGCTTTAGCCGGTGTGCCGTGTACACCGGCAGACTGCCCTCGTACATGTAAACCGGGCATCCAACACTGTGGGCGATGTGGCTGAACCCGCTATCGCACCCTACAAAAAGACTGCACCGGGAAAGCAACTCGGCAGACTCCTGCAAAGTAACATGCGACCCTAGCCTAACGGAACGATACCCTTTGGATTTTAGGGATTGCTTGACTGCAAAAATCAAACTAGGGGGCGGGTTCTTGCTCTCAGCAGCCGATAGACCGTCAAACTGGTAGCAGAAATACGGCTCGCATTTTTGCAGGGACCACCGGAATCTCTTATCAACCATCAGCGGCGGGGTAGACCAGTTCAACCAGGGATCGACTTTGACTGTTCCCTGTTCCCGAACTAGCTGGGGCCGGTACTCAAATTCTGAGAAAAGGGCATCGATCTCTTGCAATCTGCCTGTGTAATCCATCCCCCCGTTCAAAGTACCCAGCTTGTAGGTGAACCCCTTTGGAAGGTCAAAGCGTAACCCCAGAAGGGCCATAAGGCTGTATGAAGTCCAGTGATCCCCTAGATTACCGTGATGCAGTTCATAGATAGCATTTACATCTATGTATTCCGATTTACTAATACGAAAGCCCAGATTCTTTTCGTTTTGCATAGACTGCCTCAGCCCCAGGAATGATAAAAATGTCCGTAGCATCGTCGTACCTAGGATACAGAAGCCCTTCTCCTGGCATCACAGGAACTTTGCCCCACCACTCAGTGCAGGCAAATCCAGAACTGTGTCCGGAAGCATGGTCGCTCGCCGTATCAGCCCACCGATAAACGTAAGTCGGTGTTTCGTGGTCGGTTTCCCCGCAGAGCATTTTGAATTTTTTCAGCATCTCCTGGTCAAATCCGACAAACTTAGAGTCCCCAAAACCGCCCACTCTTTCTAACCCTTTACGAGTAAACGCTACAGAACTCCAGAACCGGCCTGTCGAGGACTCCACTTGCACAATCCCGGTCATCGCTGTAAGCACTACGCTAGGACGGCTGTAGAGGCCCCAGGAAAGTGCCTCCGCGTGTTTCTCAAGGTGCTTTGGCATGAACATGTCATCGCCGTCCATGATGGCAATCGCATCCCACTGGATGCCTTGTTCTTCTGCGTGTGCGACCATAGCCGTGTACTTCTCGCCCATGCTTTCGCATCTGGTGTGGAATCGCTTTATTACAACTCGGGGGTCTGGTTCAAGAAGTCCCGGTAATTGCGATTCCCACGGCCTGTCATCTCCTAGCACCCAAACCCAGTCACCGTGGGTCTGGTCAACGAGTGCTTGGTACACGTTCTGAGTAAGCCGTTGATGATGGTTATACAGAGGAGTCAGGCAAAGGAATTTCATGCTTGGTTTCCGTAAGTCTTGTCGTCCGGATGAAAAATGGGCTGGCCCAATTCAAATCGCTTTGCCATGATCTCTATCTTCTCATTGGACCCTGGATCAGCATTCGTGGCTACAAACATAGCATTTGCCACATCTTCGTCAATTTCATGCACTCCGTACCTCAGAACATACTCTGATTTAGTAGTTGCTCCAGTATCTCGCATTTTATACCACCGTAATTAGATGCCCAACGTCCATGAATTCAGAGATGTGCGTGACCAGGATTATCTGTATTCCCAACTCCTCTGACAACTCAACCATGAGTCGCTTCACGTTTTCGCGGTACTGCTCGCTTAGGAACCTAAACGGTTCATCCAGAATCAGTACCTGCGCCGGGCGGGGGCGCATCAACGCAAGACACGCGAGGCGTAGCCCGAATGTCACTACGTCCAAAATGCCCCCGCCCACGCTTTGTACGGGGTCCAGTTCGTTGCCCTGGGCATCGATTAAAACAGCCCGGGCTTCTGTCTGGCCCCGTTTGAGTTCAAATACCAAACGAAACTGGTACGATCCGGGACCAAAGACAGCCTGCAAACATCGCGTTACTACGGTGTTTATTTGAGCCTGTGCGGTTTCCTGGCATTCTGCACCTATCTGCCGAATGACTTCTTTGGCGGTTTCTTGGAATCTTTGTCGATCCTGTGCATACATAAGCTGTGCCCTAGTATCTTCAAGTTGTCTCTGCTTGAGGGATAATTCGCTACTTAGCCTGTGCAGCTTGGATCGCGTCAGCGTACTGGGTCTGGAATTGTTCGTAGTCGGCATCGAGCAGGCTCCCTTCTTGTCTTAAAAACTCGTCCAAGCGATCCAGTTCCTCAGACGCATCCTCTACGGAATCAAAGCCGAGTTCATTCAACGACTTCATCAACTGTTTCTGTTCCCCCTCCAGACGGGCTTTCGCCATCTGCAAAGATTGGAGTTCCTTTACGAGTTTGTCGAGTTTGTTTGCAGCTACCACAGTTACGTCTTCCCCTTGGTTTGCATGGACTGATTCCTGGTCTATACCCGAACGGGCATTCAAGTAAATGCTCGTTCCCACTGCCCGAGGCTATGTACAAGACCTCTTGGCAGTGTCTACATAAGTATCGATCTATTTCCGAGTCTGCTCCCACACTTCCCTCAAAATTTTAGAAAGTTCTAGGCAAGCGGCGTTTTCGGCGGCATGGAAAAGACGATCCGAAAAAGACTCTGATACAGTTTCTAGGCTGCCGAGAGCCGCGATTACATCGTCCGCGACCTTTTCAGTCAGGGACGCTGCGTACATTAGGGTCTGCCACTTAGGAGCGGGTACATCGTACTCATACCATTCGGCAAGGCCCGAAGAAGATAGCAAGCCGTAGGCAGGCTTATGGTTTATCTGGTCCTGTTTCATGGGGATCAGGCTACCGGGATTCCCTGCCTCCAGGGTGTTCCACCGGATGTGATTGTCCCCGATAAGTATGTAATCCACTAACTTGCTGTTTGCTGATAGGCACGCTCGATACTCTGCGTCTTCTGGCGCTCCGTAGTATTTGCTCGGAGTTGAATCTGTGTAGACATACTTGTGGATCACTTGCAAAGAAACTTCACTATGTATCAATGGCCCGTGATCGGGAAATAGATACCGACCCCAGGGATTGGCCCAAACCGCTACTCCACCCCTGATTACGGTCCATGCCTCGGGTATCAAGTCATGGATAATGCCAGCTTTTACCAGTGCCCCGTATGCCCCGTCCATTCGCCTTTCGTAGTCATGCCCATTCAAGTCATGCTGCCCCGGAATCGCATACATCTCAGGTAGGTGGTCAATGGCCCACGAAACCAGTTCAGCCGGGGGATTCCATCGGTCGAATACGTCTCCCGCGCAGATAATCGGGATTCCGTAACGATAGGACACCTCTCGTAGGTTCTTTAGGTACGGAAACATGACATCGTACCAGTTCGATTCGGCACGGCCCGAGGGGACCGTATGACGAAGGTGTAGGTCAGAACAAAGAACTGCTACAGGGGACGGTTGCACGATGGGCATACTGGAATCTCCTTGATCTGGGACTGGGTTTGGGATATCTCGGTATCTTTGATAGCGATTGACGAGTTGCAGCTTTTTGCCTGTGCTACTAAGACTGCTAGTCGATCTCTCTTTTGTTTCATTTGTGCTACAGTTTCAGCCCTGGCAAGCAGAGATTCGATTGCGTCGTAAAATTTCTGACTGGGGAACTTACGGTTCAGGATGCCGTCAACCACCTTTTTTAGGGAATCCCGGCGAGAACAGTGTTCGCGGTATTGTCGGACTGTCTCCACAAACAGAGAAAGCCAGTCTTCCATTTCCCTGTATTTCTGTAACTTTGCATCCGATTCAGTTAAACGCAAAACCTTTATTTCCAGGGCGGCATGGCGGCACTCAACCGATTCTAGCTTTGTGGCGCGTTCGTCTAGCAAAGCCAGCTTGTCCACAGCCTCTTGGACCCAGAGCAGTTCTTCTACGCCTTTGGCTAGTCTAGCCTCTTCTTCTTGGTATGTTGTGACCTGTGCCTTCGTTTTCGTCACCCGACTATTGATCTCAGCCATCGATTCATCAATGACTGAAAGATCGACTATCCGGTTTAGCTCCTTAGCCATTTGTCCCGGGGTCAGAGAAAGCAGAAACACGGGATCATGCTGGCCCTGAAAGTTAATGTCCTCCATCGCTAATAACTGGCTAACCGGAACTGGTTGCTGTGTTCCCGTAGCCAGATACTTTTGACCGTTGACCGAGTATCCGTAGTTCTTTTTGTCCTTGAACCGAATTACTAATCCTTTGTCTGTCTTGATCCCGACTCGCGTGTCATCGGTTCCGTGGGTGGGCAGACCACTGATCGGGCGATGTTCTACGAGCCATCGAATCGCACGGATAATTGCTGACTTGCCAGTATCGCTCTGGCCCACGATAGCCGTAATGTGAGGGCCAAATGTGACCTGGAGGTCTTTGTGCCGTTGGAAATTCTTTAGCCGCAGTTCTTGTATCATCTGTTCGGTCCTCGTTTGCTTATTTGGCGTATGGGGCGAGTCAAGGCATCTTCTGCTGACCATCCCATAATCTGTACCCTAGAATGTATTATTTTGTAGTCTATGCCCGTTTCGCGCGACCATTCCGCCATAGTCATAGACCTCCCGGCATGGGTCAATACGATGTTTCTGCGGGTGTTATTATTCTGTTGAGTACGGGTAGCCCATCTGCAATTTTCGGGACAGTAATCGCCGTTTACGTCGATTCTGTCTATCGAATAGGCGGGACTAGGCTTACGCCCCATGTCAGCCAGGAAGTTCTGGAAGCCCGTGGAACCAAGCCATCGCTCGCAGACACGAATGCCTCGGCCACCGTAATCAATGTAACCACGGTCATTAGGAGCCAGACACCTTCGCTTAAATTTGCACCAGCATCTGTACTCGGAAGTGTTACCTAGTGTGCAGGATTCTCTGTGATTGCTCCTGCTCTTACTTAGCGTGTCAGCAGCCAAGCATGAGCAGCTTTTAGTGTGACCTGAAGCCAAATAACTCCTGCGGACAACTGTATGCTTACCACAGGCGCACTGACAAACCTGGAAGCCTGCTCTCTGATGCCCTCTGCGTCCCCGAATATTTAGCCAGAACGTGGGACCAATGGTCGTTAAACGACCGAAGGTTTCGGGCAAAAAGGACTTGGCAACACGAATGCCATGCACTAGAATGTACTCAGCCATGATAGTTCCTCGCAAACTTGAGTGGTTAGAAAAGCCGATGCGGTTCCAGCCGCTCGGCTTTTCGTATTCTACAGCATACTTATGCGGAATGCAAGTTGCTCGGTAAATACTTCTCCGGCACAAAATGTTGCCTAATCAAATCTGCTTGTTTCATCTGGATGCTAGCCAATATCAGTTCGACGGCAGAGTCAATCCCGTTATAGGTCAGCAAGGGCACAAGCGGCGAGGCGGCAATGTTATTCGGGGTGTTAGAGTCAGTCTGGTTGAAGTACCCCTCTACTTCATCGGCAAAGTAAGGAACACCCAGCCTAGCAAATGCCTGAAACTTCAAACCCGTAACCCCGCTCATAGGGTTTTCTATATGCGCCGCCTGCATGGAATCCCAGTACAAATTAGCCGGAAAAACACCTAGTTTTTGCTTCGCCCACCTTGCTTCAAATTTCATGTTGTGCGCGATTATCCTCCCCGGTCCAGTTAGATATGCCCGGAGAGCATCATGGCAATCCTCGAACACAGGGAACGCTACACTCACGATTTCGTCTTCGTCTCTGTAGGCAATCGCGGCTGACCATATCCGCATTGAACTATTTTCTGGTTTTAAGCCGAGAGTTTCCCAATCTAACGAAGTAATCGGTAGGTTCTTGGCAAATCCTAGAAATTCTTGAATCTTCGCAGGATCGGTAAGAACCGTGACGCAATCCTTGATGTCCGGAACCCCGTGGTCCCACGGGCGACCGGTCAGACGCACCGCATCCCGTAGCCAACGGTACGCCCACATCTGGCTGATGTCCATCTGCCCCTTTTGAGGGGCCACGGACCCCACCGGGCAAATCCACGCATTAAGCTGTTGGCAAGGAATCTGATAGCCGTACCATCTATCAAACAGTTCTGCCGGTCGCTGCCAGAACCGGCCCACGACACTTTGCGTAGCCTTGGACCCGAACGGAATGATAACCCGGGGACGCAGTCTACTTAGCTCAGAGGCCATCAAAGGCTGGCAGTGCCGCCAAGCCTCCTCAGAGGCCCCAAAACACGCAGAAGCGGGTACTAGGGCATAATCCCGCATCTCGATGCCAACACGCTTACAGAGGCCGTCTAAGCGATTATAGGGGCTATCCTGCAACCCGCTCGGAGAATCCTGCTCGACACCGTCCACAACAAAGACGATATCAGCCTGTTTTCCAGGCCATGTAAGCTTAGGGCTGCGACATTTTGCCGCAGCCCCACAAGCATTGCAGTTCGGTAACACAGATAACTGTTTTGTTATCTGCGGTTTAGTTAGTAGTGGCATTACATCACCGCCGATTCCAGACTAGCGATCAAGGAGAAGTTGTCTCCGCGAATCTTTACCGTGTTCTGCCCCAGGTGGCAAGGGGTGTCGTATTTCAAAAGATTCTGGATGTACTTGGGGTTCAAGGCAAATGACCGGGAAGGCCCCTCGTAATCGATGTCTCGAATCTCTTCGTAGAACCCGCTCATATTACTAGCATGAATCATCATCTTCTTGGGCTTTAGCCGGATGACGATCTGCTTGCCGGTAGAAGTGTCCGCTAAGAACGGAAGGGCTTTTTGAGTAGCGTCGAGAAGACCGGGAGGGAAGCGTAAGCTAGAAACGCACTCCGCATTGAAAACCTCCGACAAGTCGGGGAATTCGTCGGTGTACTTCCTGACGTACACTTCCAACCCGGTATAGGTCTTCATGCCAAACCAGTCGTCTCCGATATGGATCGCGGCAACGCCAAGCCCTGCAACCGCAGTACAGGACTCCCGGCGTATCAGAAAAGACCGCTCGACTGGGCACTCAACCTTGTATCGCATTGCCTGATACCCATCGGTGGCTTGCAGTCCTTTTGGACTGATCTCTACGCATGTCCAGGCAAACTGTTCTGCTTCCTTGGCGGCACAGTCTGCCACCATAGCCAAACCGTCAGAAAACGCCGGTTGTACGTCTATCCAAGTCCGGGCACGTTCCACGTTCTCCGAGTTCATCACAACGTCTTGATGAACCGTGATCCCGATTCGTCGCATCCCGGGGCACTTAATCATCAGCCGTCCTTCGACAAGTTCTATGTCAACCTCGTCCTCCGACAGCTTACGCAAAGTGTCAATGATGGGCCGGGCCGGGACAGCGCAGTTAAACTGCGTAGGCACTGCATGAAAACAGCAAATCTCTTCGTTGTAAGTACTCACCCCGCCTGGGACAAACGTGTAACAATCGCTCTGCTCTACGTTTTCAGTTCTGGCGATCCCTGGATGACAGGATTCGAGAACGCGAAGCAGTTCTTTACGATCTATTTTCATGGTTCAGTGACCTAAAAAAATTCAATGTCTCGATACACAGCCAGTCCTTTAGCCGCATCAGTTTTATGGGATGCCAGTCATCTGTAAGTATGCAACAGGTATCCGGTCTGACTTTGACGTTCGTAAGGACTAACGCATGTCTCCTGTCCCGTTTGTGTACTAGACACCAGTAGGGAACACCCGCCAAAGATGCCGCTCGCTTAGTCTGATCCAGAAAGCTTGCGTAAGTAGCATTCTTCGGCTTGTCTAGTAAGTCCTGGACAGTTGCACTGTTGTATCCTCTTTTCAATTCAAAGCAACAGAGGTTTAGCAATGCCTGACCCCGGTGATCCGTGGCGGTTATGTCACCATAGCCGCCAGCCGTCGATTTGCCTTTTTTCCCGCGATTAGTGGCGCGTCCCCCTGAGCCGAGTACACGCCAGAACAAATCGTCTTCTTTACCCTCGGACCACCAGAGAGAAAGCATTACTGCAAACTCACGCTCCCAGGCAGAACCCTTGGAACTACCCATTGGATTCTTGAGCCTCGATAGGGTTTTCCATTCCTACCGATTCCAATGCGGCTTGAGCCATCTGCGTGACCAGCATCGCATAGTTCTCCGCATCCTTGACCTGCTTCAACATGCCTACGGCAACCAACTGCCAGAAGTACAACGCAAATTCGGGAGATTCGGTTGATAAATCGTAGGCTTCCTTGAAAAACTCTCCAAGAGGATTGTTCTTCTCGCCTTCAATGACCTTGTGCAACAAGTTGTCTAGTTCAATCAGATCAGCCTCAGTTGGCTCTGTGATCTTGAAAAATTTAGGTTCAGTCATTTCGTCGCCTCTCTACCGCCGCCTTTACAGCGGGGTCATTTTTGTAATGGTCGATTTCAGACCGAATCGCACTTTGCGATATCTCTGGCTGGCCTGTCATCTGCATCAGTATCGCCTGCTCGTTCTCGACCATCTGTATTTTTGTCCGAAATCTTCGATTTCTTGTCTTGGGCAGTCGCGGTGTTGGGTTTGCCTTTGCAAATTCCTTACGATCAGCCAGTTGCTGGTCGCGTTCTTGTTTTCGGACCTTTCGCAAAATATCCCGGCGTTTTAGCACTTTGTCACGTTTGTTCATTTCTTCATTCCTCTTGGAGTGGATGATCTCTCTATGTTTTTCAAAAGTTCGTCCCAGGCTATCGGAGTTTCCTGTGGGACAGGAACGCATTTCGGTGTACCCGGGGCAGGAAGCTTGACTAGCTGTATGTTACGGTTGTAGATGTCGAGATGGTCCCACCAATCTTCTCGCCCTCTGTTATGGCCGTTTACGAACTTACAAGCAGTTTTCATGCCGACCCTGGGCAATCCTGGTATGCCGTCAGAACTGCATCCGGCCCATGCCTTGGCACTCGCGTATAGGCAAGGAGGTAAGTCAGAAAACGCCATCCTAAAATCTTCCTCAGAGAACACGGTTTGTGTGCTAGGTTTGTAGACCACTACGCGAGTCCCCTCGATCAACTGGTACAAGTCCTCGTCCGTGGAAACGATGTACACTTTTTTAGCGGCATCCAAATTTCTGACACAGGATGCAATTAGATCGTCTGCCTCAAATCCACTAGCCCAAAAGACGTTAGCAGCACCGATTGACGGTAAATGCAACTTCCGAAGCAACTCGATTTCCGAATGGAATAACTGACGATTGAGTTTTAGTTCCTCTCTCAGTTCCTCGGTCTTTCGGTTTTGCTTGTATTCTGGATAGATGCTTTTACGGAAATCATAACCACCGTCGAAGCAGAAAACCATAGTGTCAGCACACAGATCGTTTTCCAGTTTCTTGCATGTGCGTATAAGGCTGGAAAATACAAAATCAAGCCGTGGCGCGGCTCCTTTGTAAGTGAAATTCAAAGCATACCAAGATCGGTACGCAAGGTTCATCATATCTAGGATGGCGTACCGTTCAGCCATTAGTATTCTTTTCTACAATTTGTTTACGCAGGTCGTCGATTCGTTGAATCTGCTCAGTCATTTCGTTGTAGTGGCTTCTGAGCTTACTTAGTTCTTTCCGCACTTGCCTCCTTATCTCCTCCTTCTCAGTGTAGAGCAGGGTAGGACAGATCGACAGTCGATGGTCAAGCGTGTCCACCGCTTCCGATAACGCCTCGGCAGCATCAAGCAACAGATTACTTTGCATAATCACGAATACCTCTTCTTTCTTTCAATGCGAATGGCGTTTTCGATGTCATCCCAAACTGCTTGCATCTTGTCAAACAGTTCGGTTTCCCGATTATCTTCTTCAATTTTGCTGACCAGTACCTCGCGGTGATAGCTTTTGTCGTATAGATCGCTAACGATTCGGCCTCCTGACACTGTCCATGCGTTTTCTTCGATTAAGTAATCGACCGCCGCACCAAGAGCATCAATGCCGAAGTCAGGTAGAATCGGGATCGTCACAGTTCGTTCTTTGCCATTGATTCGGTTTTTCTTAATCCGAAAGACCGGTTTAATGCCAATGGTCCGGTCTTTACCTTTGTATTCCTTGGTAATGACTTTCCCAGGGGATGTCCAGATTTCAAGACTGGCGTAGAACTTGATGGCGTGGCCCCCGGATCGCGTTTTAGCGGGGGCATAAGGACCGCCGCCGATGTTGTCCCGGGTCTGAGATATCGAGACTACGATGCTGCCAGACTGCTCAATTCCTTGAACAAGTCTGGGGAGACGCTCAGAGTTCAGTTTGGCCTTGCCGTCACCGTAAGACCCCTGGGTATCTTTACCCTGCTCCCGGCGCTTTGCGTTTTCCTGAATAAGCTCTTCCCGGGATTCCGTAGAAAAGCTATCCATTGAATCCAAGACCGCTACGATCTTCTTGCCTTCACTCAACTTCTTGTCAAGGAAGTCATAGACTTTTTCAAGAAGCATCGGCTGGCCGTTAGAGGGTGTCATCACCTGTATTCGTTTGGCCGCCTTGCTCCCGAAGAAAACCTCGAAATCAAAGAAGCTCCCCACTTCGCCGTTGATGTGCCACAACTCGTATTCGTCGAAATTCGGGTCGTTAGCCGCCTCTGCGAGCATACTCAAGGTCGCGAGCGTCTTCCCACTGGATGAGTCCCCGACATAAAAGCAGTATGTCCCTGCAATCATTCCTTTACGCCAGTCGCCCGATACGGCAAGGTTAAGTAAAGGACACCCGAGGCTCAAGTACAAGCGAGATGCTTCTTTTGGTTTCGCGCCTTCTTCCAATGTCTTCATTGCTTTTTTCATTGATACCACCTGACAATGCTAGAGATGTTACGAATAGATGTTCTGATTTGTTCCAGGGATTTTTCACGCATCTCGGAATCATGCAATGGGATGCCCGCACTGTTCCAGGGTTGTGGGAAGACAATCGAATGACCGCCTCGCCACTGAAACCGGTTACAGTTCTCGACGTTGTCATCCAGCAAAAGGCAAGTCGGATGTGCGAGTAGCCATTTTTGCTTGATGAACACGATGTTCTCCATCGTGGCCCCGAAGTGATCGTTTAGCCACTGGTACTTACCATGTAAGCACTCTGGCGAGCTAAACGGCTGTGTGCAAAACACTACCTTTCCCCAAGTCGATGCCCAGTCCACAAGATCATTTGCCCAGGGATACAATGCTAGCCCAGTCCAAAATGACTGTGTACTCATTACCGCATCTAGCTTTGCTTGATGTTCCGTGGGTAGTAAACCGTGGCCCACGGTATCCCAGACAGAAGGATCGATTTCCGCTGAAACCTGAATCCCTGTCACCCAGTCTGCGAGAACCCCGTCTACGTCTAAGTAAATAATCATTGATTACCCTCCTGAATTAAGTTCCCCTAGATGGAGTTGAACCATCAAATCGGCCACGAATCGTGCCGCGTTTTTCCTGGATTAAACTATAGGGGAAGTATCGTTCTACCGACAGCGGACCCTGCGAAACACTGTGCCGAACTTGCGGGCGGGTCTTGCAACAAATCTTACAGACTTCTGAGCCACTTGTGCAGTCGCTTTCACAGGGATTTCCACAAGTTTTACAGCTTTTTCTGCGGTAGCAGATACGGCTGATTGAACCCGTGGAAGCACGCATTTTCCGTTCTGGCAATCCTGTGCCTGCGCTCCGAGCGAGGCACTAAGCACCAAAACAACACTCCAAATAAACCTCTTCATACCGTAGTCCCTTTCTATAGGGCTAAAGGAAAGAAAAATGCCGGTCTTTCCCGGCTGTCAATAACGGCTGTCCGAAAGGAGAACGGACACCATTATATCGAAGGTTAGGGTCAATGGGAACCCGGCACTCTTCGCTCACCAGCACATTCGGGGCCTCCAAGTAAAAGATACACCCCACCCGTGCCAAGGTAATAATACGTTTTGATTTCTAGTCCTCTAGTGCTTCATGGCACTTCCTAGAAATGTGTTCCATAGCTTTTTCCCCACTGATAGCGTCATGCTCTGCCCAAATCATGATTCGAATCAAAGCTTGCTGCATCTTTGCAAACCGATACTCCCTACAATCGCAAGCGTTGTGATGCGTGACGCATCGCTCGGAAATTGCGTTCAGCACCCAATCCGGCGGACGGACTTCAATGTGTTCAAAATTCCCCGACGAACAATCGGATGAACCCAAGTGCTCGTTACTGTCTTCTGCCATTGTCGTTTTCCTTTCTCGCACTGGGTTATCCTGTGCGTTCGTCTTAATCGATCGGACAGGATTCGAACCTGCTAGCAAGCTATGCGCAACTCGCTTTCGTTTTATCGCCGTGTGTGGCCCCTAGTCGCCATCGCCACGGGTCGCGTGTTCCCATCACGCCGCCGATCGGTTGTGTCTATATGTCTCCGTGTCGGATGTCCCAACATTGATAACACCAGTACGACTCCGGATTTTCCTCTTCTGGATGTATTTCTCTCATATACGGATCGTTTGTTAGACAACATCGCTTCATTTCTCCGCAATGGTCACACTCGGTGTCAATGACGTCGTCATCCGAGGAATCCCAATCATCCGACGAACAATCGGATGAACCCAAGTGCTCGGTCTGTTGTTTTTCGTTGTCCATGTTTACTCCTCGCACTGGGTTATCCTGTGCGTTCGTCTGACTAAAACTCAGTCGTCGTATTTTCATTGTGCTGTTTCACAAGATCGTGGACGCATGGCATCGACCTCATTTCCGCAACAGCCAACTCCGCACCCTTTCGCATCGCAAGCCTATACTGCTCGGTCAGAAACTCGGCAAACTCTCTACTATAAACGTCCTCTGGAACTTGCGGTAAATCACCGACTGACCGCAATAGTCGTGACCGTGTAATGAAATCGTGAATCTCATCCACTCCGTACCACTTGCACACAAAATCCCACGGACGACGAACAATGGATTGCACCGAAGCCTCATTCGTCTCGCTCATTTTTGTTACCTCTTTCCTTTCGGCTCGGTGAATCCGAGCGTTCGTCTGACGATCACACTACGTCGTGCAACGCCAACGCCTCCGCTGAAAATGGTTCGCCCGCTCCGTACACTGCGAAGTAATCGCAATCGTCGTGTGGTAGCCCATCCTCCAGTTCAAAACTTCCTTGTCCCAACTTGTCGCGTTCATCGAAGTACCGAGGACACACACGCGCCAACCGTTTGTCGTCTCGCAGCAGTTTCCGAACCTCCTCGCGTGTCCACCCTGCCGATGTGTAAAATCGCAAGCACAAGCTCGCCTGGACAATTCGCCGACGAACAACGGATTGCACCGAAGTCTCATTACTGTCGTTACTCATGTTTACCTCTTTCCTTTCGGCTCGGTGAATCCGAGCGTTCGTCTCAATGGTTCTGGCGGGAATTGCACCTGCTGGCTATACTTGGCGGTACTCGATCTGTTCCGAATCCGTTGCGTCTATGCGTTTAGGCGTTGCATAGCTCTCCGCGTGTCGCTGTCCACGCCGCAGAACCTTGTGCGGTCTATCTGCCGTGATCGCGAAAGCTACGGCCCATTCTTACTGGTGCTTCACCGCATCCACCAGATCAGTCGGGCGCTACCCGACAAGCTTTTTGCTAATCCTTCCAGCCAGAATCCCAGGCATCGTCCCCGCCGTTGGACACTGCAACAGGCTCGGATAGGGATGCTGATTGACTATCCGGCCAAGGCTGTGTCTGGAGATCGGACATCTTGACTTTGACTGGGTCGTCCTGGCTGTTCAGAACCGTTGCTGATCCATCGCTGGATTTAACAAAGCTGACCTCCCCCATATCCTTATGATGCAGAATCTGTCCCTTGGTGAATCCAGTCACCTTTGGGGCTACCGCAGGAGGTTCAGCCGGTGCAGACTTCGGTGTCTGAGGTTGCGTCACTGCAACCTGCGTCCTTGTGACAGGAGTTTCCTGCTCCTGTGCGCTTTCCGTAGCGACTGGCTCGGTGTCCCAGAATCGATTCTTGAGGACATCGTAGTTTTCGACGACTAGCGACAAGTCGAGAGATACTGCCTGAGACAGAATCTCGGCAGGAATCGCTTCTTTGTGCTGTACAAAGTCGATGGAAATCGCCTTGCAAAACTTTGCGCCGGGCGAAGGAAGGGGTTGCTCGACGTACTGGACGTAGAGCGTAGAACCCTCAACAGGGTCCGCGAAGTAATCGGCCCACTCCATGCCTGGAATCTGCACCTTGGCATCGACTGCCGCATTCAGAACTTCGGTAAATCCGAAGAAGCTGGTGTCGAACAGTACGACCTTGTTTTCTTTAGGCAACCAGACGTTGTACAGCGTCCTGTGAGACGCAGACATCTTCTTAGCGGTGTCCTTGTCGATGTTGCCAGCGGCAAGCTGTTGCTTGATCGCTTCGCAGATCGGGCAAGGAGCGCCGACAGTCAACCGAGGGCAGATCGCGTAGTCTTTACCGGACGGACCAAAGTTGCGGTGGATGTAGTAATCGCGGCTGTAATGGAATTCCCCAGGTTTTGCGTAGGGGTGTTTCGCCCCGTCCGGAACCTTGTACGGAAGAATGACCATCTGGTACATCCCGGGCTTTTCGACCTTCCAAAGGTCGATTCCCTGCGGAACGCGAAGAACGCCGACCGTGTTGTTGGCTTTATTTTCTTGGCGGGTCTTAGATGATGAAATACGCATGTTAGCTCTTAACTCCTGATGGGTTGCGAGGATTGACGGACATGGAACCAAGATACCCCGCTACCGTCAACTCGGCAAGGTACTTCAAACTGGATCGCTTGATCTCAAGAGCATCCACAACCCCACGGGTAGCGGTCAACTCTGCACGGGCTTCTGCAACGTGGTCGAGAGCTTCGACGTAATCCGGTTGCGTCAGGATAATGGCCTTGACCAAATCCTCAGTAACCTTAGCAAAACCGTAATCGAGCGGATTCTGCCGGATCGCGATGGATAACCGGGCTTCTACTAACTTCAAATTGTTTTCAGCGCGTTGCAGCGTTTCCACTTGGATAGCTGCCTGCCGCGACCAAGAGAGTACGTCCCCTGGAATAGCCTCAAGCTGCTCATCGAGCTTGTGGCGGTCTACTGTGATGTCTACGTCCATTGTTACCTCCGTTGGTTGGGACTTAACCTAGTCTACTACTGACACTTCGCAAGATTCAAAATAAATCCGGGTTTTTTTGACGAAAAAAACGGTTCCGTGAATAACTCCATGATTCGCATGGCATCCTCGTTTCTGCCGCCGCACAAAATCGTAGCCCCGTAAGACAAGATGCACATCCGCAAACCCTCTACATCGTTCTCTCCGAGTTCCTTGAGCTTCGGTCCCCATTTGCTCATGGTGAACCGGCCAGCGTAAAGATCGCGAACCATGTCAAAATACTCGGTAGCCTGGACCCCGGTTTCCAAAATTTCATGCCAGTCTGCCGCAGAATCAGAAGCGATGATCTGTTCCAATAAAACCAAGGCTTTCCTAGCACTGCCATCTGCCGCCGTCGCAATTACTGCCGGATCGGGCATCTTGCCGGGATGAATCTGTTCTTCGGTCGCTACCCTCTGTATAAGCTTCTTTAGTTCTGATACAGATAGATTATTGAATTTGATGTTGACACATCTGGTCACAACCGGTTTTTCCAGTTTTTCCGGGTTGGTGGTGCAAAGAATGAAGTAGATGTGTGCCGGTGTATCCTCCAGCAATTTAAGCATTCCGCGCTGGCCTGCCGGAGTGACCGCATGAAATTCGTCCAGGATATAAACCCGGGCTTTCCCTCCGAGCGGTTTCAAGTGCATCTTGGATTCGATCTCTCGAATGACATCGACCCCGTTACTGAGAGCGCAGTTTACTTCGGTAACGCCAGTCGGCGCTGCATCCACAAGTTTTGCAACAATCCGAGCCGCCGTGGTCTTCCCGCACCCGCTAGGCCCGGACATAAGGATTGCGTGAGGCACGGAATCCTCTGCATCCATTTTCCGTAGTTGCTGAACTGCCGTAGGCTGTCCGATGATCTCGGAGAGCAGCGTAGGTCGATATTTTTGATAGAGGCCCATAATTACTCCAGATACCAAGAAAGTAGGGTGTTGACGCGATGGTACAGACGCGACAATGTTCCGTCATTTACGATGATTTTGTCGGGTTCAATGACATGCTGTTCCGAAATATGGTTGGGAAGATTCTGAACTTCGTCCGACACTCGACCTTCGATCCTCCAGATTTCGCCGTTCAGGGAACGAATAAAATCTACTTCCTCCGGAAACCGAACATCCCGGAACACAAACCGAGGCTTGTTGGAGTTCTCCACCCGCCTTTGGGCGACCTTCACCCAGCAATCGCTACCATGTATCTCCCTCCCGTTCTCAGTGCCCTCTGTGCGAAGCATCCCGCGAACGATAGAATACCGGCGTTTGGCGTAGTCCCATCCGTGCGTGTTTACAATGGTTTGGAGGTACTCCACTTTGTTATGTCCCACTACGATACCGGGATTGAGCCGGTATAGGTTTTCGTACACCGGGTCCGAAAACCCCATGATTTCGTAGGTAAAGTAAATACCTAAGTACGAAGCGACCGTGTCCTTCCCCGAACCTATGGGGCCGTTAAGCCCTATGATCTTTGGTAATCGATCTACGTTTTTGAATACGGTTGCTTCGCTGCCCATGATCTATTTACCTTTTGCTTTTCGCACCGGTCTTACAGGAACTGTGAGCGCTTTTTCTACTGACCATCCTAACAATAGTCTGCTTTTCAATGTAGCCGCTCCCATTCCAAACTCTTTAGCCCACTGGCTTACTGTTTGTGTTTTTCCGTTGTACTCTAAGTATCGGTTATTGCGTTTGTTTGTGGCTTGCACATTTCTTGTGACCCATCGACAATTTTCTGGGCAATAATCTTTGTTGTTGTCGATGCGGTCTATTGTATGCTGCTCACTGGGCCGGTCCCCCATATCAGAATAAAAATTCTCAAACGACTTCCATCTGTCACATACTGATATACCGCGACCACCATAGTTTTTATATGATTTGTTTTTTAAGTTATGGCATCTTGCGAGCATAGCATTCCAAACTGCATATAAATGCGACTTTCGTTTTCCATGTGTAGTATTCGCCATGGAAGCTCGTTTTTTCTGAACGCATCCGCAGCTAGTTGTCATTCCCGTTACTAAATTTCTTAGGTAATAACACTTGATGTTGCCACACTCGCAGGACGCAACTACCTGCCAGTCTGTTCGCGAATCGGAGCGGCGAGTTTTGAAAGCCGCTCCCAATATCTGCAACTTACCAAATTTACTGTCTTTTACTGTCAGATCAATCGAAATACCGTGTATGTTTTCCATAAGTTTTCTCCATAGGCATAATTCTATGGTAAAGTTATCTGTTTGTCTAGTTTTTATGGTAAGGAGCTTTCGTAGCCCATGAGTCGCCCACTTCGGTCTCGGTACTGAGAGGTAGCTTAATCCAACTCCACTGCGACCTCAGCCAAGTAGTCATCACTTCGGTCGCCATTCCCACATACTCGTCAAGTTCTTCTATGGGAACCTCAGCCAACAATGAGTCGTGAATCTGTCCTACCAATCTTGATTTCAGAGAACTTTGCTCAAGTCGTCTGGTGATCTCGATTACTGACCGCAAAAGACAGTGAAAGGCACATCCCTGAGTCTCTACGTTTAGGATTTCGTTACGTTTGTATACCCCCCAGACGCGAAAACCTGTTCGTGTATACAGATAGCCCTTTCGAGCGTAGTCCTCCCAAGTATCTCTTCGCCATTTAGCAAAAATTGGGAATCGTTGCCCCCAAAAGCGGTCACAGACTTTTTGTATGTGGCCGGTAAAAGTATCTGGGCCAGTATCATTCTCGTTTCCTAGCCGTTTTATTCCTTTAGAATTGAGGTGGGCAAATACTTTCTGACCATCAACTCCTGAATTCTCTTGCGTAAGTCCGTCTACTGCCTTCCACATTTTTGCCGCAATCGCTGCAAAGAAATCGCCGTAAATAAGGCTAAAGTTAGCCACTTTTGCTAGTTGTCGCAGTGGCTTTGGCACATCCTCCATAAAAAAGCATTCTTGGGCAGTGGCTCGATGGAAATCGAAACCAGTCAGCAAATACTCTGACATAGTCGGATCACCGTGCAGACAAGCTCCTATAACTACCTCTAGGGTCGAGTAATCAATCTCCACGATCACCTTTCCCGGTTTCGGTCGAATGATTGATCGCAGAATCTGCCCGATCTCAGGATCACGGATGGGAAAGTTCTGGATGTTCGGACTGTCTGCCGATGATCGGTAAGTAGTCACCGTATGCGTATTGAGTACCGCATGTACACGATCTCCGCACAGTTCTCGCTCGATGCCAGTAAGGTAAGTGCTGTTTAGCTTATGAAACTTCTGCACTTTCTTGAACAGTTTTGTGTACGGAGTATCTATTTCATTAAGCACCTCGTCATCAAAAATTATCTTGCCTGTCTTCGGGTTGACCTGCATTCCGGGGTAGTTCAAATCCTTGTACAGAATGTCTGCAAGCTGTTCCCGTGAGCCGATCTTAGTGCGGATACCAAACTTCTTTCGCTGTCGCTGGTACTCGTCCATCGACCGCATCTGTTGCTCAGTGCTGCGGATTTGCTGAATAACCGCATCTTTAGCGCGAGATAATTCTTCCCGGCAGACGGGCAGTCCGACACATTCCATCTTGCACAATGCCAGACTGCCTTCGTGCATCAGCCTGTAGGCACTAGGGCTTGCGGGTTTCATTTTGCGAACCCTCGTAGTCATCGAACTGGCAAGCCAGCAAAAGCACTGGAATCCCAATAAAAACCAAAACCAAAGGCCACTGAGTCTTGTTCTCTGCCGCCAGAATTATCCCAGAAGTAGTGAATCCCATGCCAAACAGGGTTAATCCCATCTCAAAAATCACTTTCATGGCTCGCGCCCTCCTACTGCAATTTACGCTGTAAGGCGGGTGTCTTATGCACCAAAATCGGCTTTTCTAGGAAAATTTCTTCCGGAAACAAAGAAACCAACTGAGGTGTAAGCATTCTGTGGGGAATAATTGCAATTCCTGCGCCTGCCTCGGCTGACCATCTAGCGGCGACTACGTTATCAACTTCCCAAACAACCCTTGTTTCGATACCGCAAAATAAGAGCAACTTATCCTTAGCTTCCTGTATTACGTTTGCTAATCCTACTACAGAGATTATTGGAACAGGGTAATTGCTAAGTGCCAGATCGTAATCTTTACGCACGACAGCAGTGAAAATCTCGCTTCCGCAAACTTCGCTGACCATGCCAGGGATCGCTGTGTACCCGACCGACATGCTGATTTCCCCTGATGTGAACTTGTCCCGAAACTCAAGTTCACTTTGGCATGTAACCACCCCATAAGGAAACACTTTTTCTATCTGGGTGAGAACAGAATCTGCTTTTGTCAGCATTTCACGGCGGCATCCTATCTTGCATCTTGCGTAAACAGGCCCTCTGCCGCCGGTTATATCGACCGCTCGCATCTCCTTTAAGACTTTGTCGTACTGTCTCAGGATTTTCTTTGCGTACTTGTAGAAGATTTCTCCTGATGCTGATAGCTTGCACTCATAAAACCTGTGCCGTTTAGTGAACAGCGACACCTTTAGTCTGTGTTGCAGCGTCCTGACTCTTTGTTCTAAAGAAGCACAGTCTATCCCAAGTTTCTGGCTGGCTTCTACCGCATCAAAGGAGTCAACTAAGGTGACGAAGCACCGCAGGTGGGAAAGCTTTATGTTGTCTGCGCTAAATCGGTATCTCAATCGGTAGGCCATGCGCTCACCATGCTCGGGCGACCGACCTTAGTACATCCGGCTACCGAGATATAAACGGGTTTCTGAGCCATGAACTCCGCTTCCCGCAAGGCAACGTAGTTGTAGCGGCACACTTGCATACGGCGCTCTTGCTCGGTCATGTTAAGACCGATCATCGCGGTAACGTGCGCCACCTTCTTTTTGCAGTCCGAGAAGTTCTTCTTAGACAGCAACCATGCACTGTAGCCTTCCGTATCTGACTGGGTAGCCGTGGCAACCAAGCACCGAAACTGTGTCGAAAGTGCCCTCAGTTCCTTCCAGTTTGCGTCAATGCCGTCTCGGGTTTCCTTGATACCGCGAGGCAAGGCCAAGATGTCCGCATAGTCGATTACGATGATCTCGGGAGTCCATCCCTCGTCAGCCCATCGAGATGCCAATGAGGTGATGTCACTAGCGGTAACGGTCCCGGCGGGGTACGTTAAAAGCCTAAACCGGGAAGGATCATCCCCTCCTGCTTCAACGAATGCTTTTTTCGCGTCTTCTTTGCTGACTTTTCTGGTAGTGGTTTGCTCCCAAACAACTCTGGGTTCCTTGTTCTCGTAGGTGACAGAAACAGGGATGCTGACCAAACCCCCCGAAATGGGGGACTTGCAGACCCTAGGAATCAGCCTAGCGATGACCTGCGACTGCGACATATCGCCGCAGGATATGAATGCGACCCGTTTACCTTGAGCTACGCCCCGCCATGCGAGGTCTAACAGTACCGTGGTCTTGCCCGTTTTTTCCGGGGCTAGAAACGCCACAAACGCATCTTTTGCCAGTACAGGCCCGAAGAACTCACCCAAGGCCCCTGGATACTGTATTAAAGGCTCCTGGCAGGCCGTCTGGAACGCTTCGTCAACAAGATTAGCGTCCTGTAGCGGAAACACTCCGGATGCTTCCTGACCGATTCTAGGGGCCTTCCAGAGGGCCAAGACGTTTTGAGCGTCTTCTAGTCGGTTCTGCTCGGTCAGTCCCGTCAGAGCCACCCCCAGACTATGTATGGCATTTTGCTGTACAATTTGCCGGATGCGGTCGATGGCGTAATCAGAGTTCAAAGTCGATTCGCCGGGTAGATTGCTTAACCAGTCTTCGACAATCTTGACCAAAGCATCGTCGGCAGTCGGGGACCATGCGGTAAAAATCCCCTCCAAGTCTCCTGGTGTGGGAGGGGTTTTGTATTTGTTCCAGTGGTCAACTGCCCACTGCGCGACCAGATTCGCCCATCTGGAACCAAACCCCTTGCCCTCCCAAGACGGGGCGACCTCGGCTAATACCTTGGGGTCGAGTACCAGTGCGACTATGGCATGACGTTCCTCGTTGCCTTCATGCTTAATGACTTTCATACGCCCGCCTGCATCCTGAGTTGTTCGATTTCTTCTTGGCTGGCTGATCCTGGATCATCGGCATCCAGGCACACCTGTTCAGTATACCCCGGAAAGACTGCAAGGTCCTGGCAAAGTCGATAAGCAATTTTTTGAGCCTGTGGAGAATTGTCGAAGCAGATAGTTCGCCGGGGATATCGGCTAATCCGGTGGAGTTGGTGAAGACTGTACGCTAGCCCGAATACGCACACCGCGCCGACACCGACACTCATCGCGTCAAATGGCCCCTCGTTGACGATGATGCTATTGCATCCTGCCTTGATTAGCAAATTCTCCCCGAACAGAAGATGTTTTTCAGAATCCGCTTTCTCTAGGTTGCTGGCTGTATGGTATCGCCTTCCATCTGGGCCGGGTTCACGGAATCGCACCGTCCAAGAAACAGGAGTTCCTTTAGCGTCTGATATCGGAATAAAGATTCCCGCAGGAAGCCCGCTAAAAGGCCCGATACTTTGGAGTCCATAAAGTTCGATGGACTGATCGATCTTCTCATCATCCCACCCTCTGCTACGAAGATACTGCCGATCTTTTGCAGATAAATCGATCAAATTTTTAGGAGGGGTGTACTGGCCGAACTGCACATCGGGTTGTTTCCAAGTAGCCGCATCGCCGTAACGATCTGCTTGGTACTTGTCTATTTCTTGCCGGGTCCACCTAAGAACCCGGGACAGCACCTGAGCCGGATGCTTACTGCCGCATTTGTAGCAGTTAACCCTGCGCAAATCCTCAGAGACTCCGAGATGGTTTTTCTCGGAACCGCAAAACGGGCAGGGCATATTGATCCACCCAACCCGGTAATGCGGATCGCTCGCGTCCGCGATCTTGATACCGTGTTTTCGCAGTTCGTCCCTAAAGAACATCGTTCTTCTGCCTGTACTCTGTCATCCCATTCGACTGCATATTCGATCGCCCCATAGATGTTCTGCTACTGCACCGCAGATGCACCCGCACCATACGCCAGTATCAGACATACCAAACGGATATAAAATAAGCTGACCAATGCCGCCATAGATAGCCCATCTAGTCGCAGTCTTTAACGCACTCATTCTATTATCTTGCCCTTTCAAACATCTCCATGCCTTTGATCCCAACATAGGTAGCACCACCAATCATTGCCGATTTCTTCCTCTGGGTGGACTTCTGACATGTACGGATCAGCAGTGTATTTGCATTTCCGTATATCTCCGCAACGATCGCATTCAACGATCGAAGATTCAAAGTCGTCCCAGTCTTCGTCTTTGCATTCACTACTCATTCTGTCACCTCAACACCAAAAGGCGAACCGTCATCATCAAAATACCAACAATCTTTTAGCATTTTTTCATAACTAGCAGTAAATCGGCAAACAACTTCGGTTTCCGTGTATGAAGTCACTCGCCTAGCTCCGCTACTACCGACACTAACAATCCATCGATCTCGATGCGGCTTGAACTCTTCGGCATTGGCAAACGGTCTATATCGCTTTGGCTTCTCGATCTTGCGGATTATGACGTAATTTCTTGCGCGATAATCCGAATCGGACTCGTAAGGTTCTCCAGTGACATCTATAACGAACTCACCCTTGTCTGGACCCCCTATCCGCACAAACTCCCAACCTTCTGGTATACCTTCAATTTCCATGCTTTTTCCTCGCTCTGAGTTATCCTGGGCGTTCTGTGGATTTGACTAAAGAACATCGTTCTTCTGCCTGTACTCTTCGTATGCCTTCAAAAGCCGGTCAGCCACTGGGCGACTCGAAGATTTGAGTGCTACTTTATAAAGGTACTGCCGAAACGACTCATGGCCTGTGCTGAATTTGCGATACTGGTTGCTGTAGTTCGGCACATAAACACCAAACCACCGAACCACAAAATCGTTCGGCGGGGGTAAGAAATCGTAAATCGGCTTACCGTCCGGTTGAGTACGCATCCATTCCAAGAACACCCCGTAGGAATCTAGCGCATGCTGGATGTAGGTGCTAGGAATAAAATTCCCGCCTTCAAAACCGATCTTGCGAGAAATAGCAGAAACATCCCCGACAGGGTAATCCGACAGATCATTCTTTGACGAAAACCGCAACCAGTCAAAACGATACACGAACCAGGAAGATGGTTTGAGTCTCGTATGCTCTGGCTGTTGCTGTAGCCACAGAATGACCCTTTTAATCTCGTCGAAGCTATGCTTCTTGAGAAGTTTTTTGAAGTCTGTCGCGTAGCATGGAATAGGAATCTGCGAAACGCTAAGGTTTCTAGCGTACAGCTTCGTCAACGCGACCGCAGGAGAATCTCCCTTGTCTTCGCCTTTACTAGTCGGCAACAGGCTCATGGATAACCTCCCCGTGAAGTTTTTGCTGGAGAGCCGCCAACTCTTTCTTGGCTTGGCGATGCTCTTTTTGTTCTCTGATCCTGGCCTGTCGCAGTTTGTGGATATCAGCGTACAAGGTATCCTTTTGCTTCAATCCCTCCCGAATCAGAACTTCGACCAGTTCAGGTATGTTGCAGTCAAGTTCGATTGCCAGATACTTGATCCCGTCAACAAGCTCCCGTGGGAGCCGATTTACGGTCAGGCTTTTATACGGTTTTTTTAACATTTTTCATCAGTCCTTTAGAAGAAGACAGTAACAAATCCAAAATAGGCATAGAAGTCACGCGATGCCCGTCAATCACTGCATCTGCGATCTGTTGTTTGGTCTGGATCGCATTACAGATTTTCTGTTCTACTGTGCCCGGGACAACCAAGTAATGAATCGTGCAAGCTTTGTCTTGCGTAACCCTGTGAATTCTGTCCTCGGCCTGTGCCATCGTCGCAGAAGTCCACCAAAGCTCGGCTACCCCAATGGTACTGGCCGCTGTCAGGGTGATACCTACGCCTGCCGCCTTTACGTTAGCGACCATCAACCGCACCTTGGGATCGTTCTGGAACGAATCTACAATGGCTTGGCGTTTTGAGGTAGGCACAGACCCGTCGATCACTACTACCCCTTCTGGGTGTACCCGGCGCTGTAGGACATCGATCATATCCCTGTGAACCGCGAACAGCACCAACTTTTCGTTAGGGTTGTCCGCAAGAAACTGCCTAGCCCATCGCACAACAGACCGGCATTTCAGTCTGCTTGTTAAACGCAGGATGACTCCGAGTTTTGTGACTGCTTCGGCCTTTTTAGCCGAGGTCACATTTCCGTACCGGCTGTTGGACGTAAGCCACCCGATGAAGTCATTCTCAGCAGATTGCAAGGTTTCCGGCTCATCGACAGTCATTGGAACGATTACTCGGCTTTTGTCGGGTAAGTCCATGACATCCTTCTTTCTGCGAATCATAAACGTCTGGAGAGTCTGATGCAGACGATCCAGGTTTTTTGCGCCTTTGTATTCCCATCCCCACGGGGTTTTACGAGGATCGCAATACGCCCAGGCATATTCCGGGAACGACTTGAACATGTCTGGTCGAATGATGTTCAAAATAGGCCAGAAGTCGGCAGGCCGATTCAGTACCGGAGTCCCGCTGATGCCTATTACCTTTAACGCATGGCGAGAGATCAGCTTAGTAGCGCGTGTGCGTTTAGAAGCTCTATCGGCTAGCATGTGGCATTCGTCAATAGCAAGGCATCCCCAGCGTATTCCAGCCAAAACCATCTTCCAGGCATCCAGAATGTCGTAATTGATGATGGTAATGGGTGGTGGCTGATCCATACCTTCCGGGGACTTCCCAGAAAGTATCTGGGCATCATACCCAGTCCATGCCTTGATCTCCCGCTTCCAGTTATCCTTGACCGATGCCGGGCAAATAACTAACGCAGGAAGCAAGTTCTGCTGTTTGATGAGGGTAGCTACCTGTGCAGTTTTTCCTAGGCCGGGTTCGTCCGCAAGCAGAACGCCTCCGTGGACCTTTGCCATAAAGTCAACGCCTTCGACTTGGTGCTGAAACAGTTTCATTCGTATGCCGTCTCTTTCACTAGCCCCTTCTCAAGATCGCACACAAGACATCGTCTTGTTCGTATCTTTTTCCCGCAATCGGGGCATCGATCATTAGGAAAAGGTCTGATGAACGAACGAATTCGTTCTACAGCTTTAGTCACCGTATTCCGTATAGTTCGGTTTTGCCGTTCTCTGTCTGCCTTATTCGCAAGTTTAGCGGCAGCCCTGAACGCAGGATGTTTGCGAGTTACCACCCGTGCGATCTGCAATGGGCTTTCAATCGAGTATTTGACTTGATTGACGATCTCTTGCAGTAAATCTTCGTTCACTTCATCGGGAGCAGTTGCCATTATGCCTCCTCGGTTTTGGCGTAACAGCAAACTCGATCCCCCGTGATGGCGGCATCGATTTCTCGGAAAGCCTCTTGAATTCTTGGCAAACTCCACCCTTGAGATTGGAGTTCGCCTCGCAGAATTCTCCGGACTGAATCCGACCGCATAGACTTTTGGCTTTCAAAAATTTCGATAGCCCGTCTGACGAGGTCGTCGAGTCCTTCTGGAATGTCTTTGGAAATCCGTGTGACATCGTCGATGGTTCCAATGTGTTCTTTCCGGCGTAAGGATCGTTTGTAAGTAGTGGAAAGCAGTCGAATCGCCGCAAATTCGACGTACATATTGATATACCCCTCAAACGACCCGATTTTTGGGTCATAACTGCTAAATTTCTTGAAAATCAGCATCTGGGCATCGGAAAGAAGTTCATCGGAGTCCCGCAGCCTGCCGCGATATTTCTTGTAGAACAGCCGATTTACTGCTTTTTCTACGATACTCATTGCATTTTCGATGGTCGCTTCCATGTTTTTTGCCTTTCAGTAGGGAAATGGGTTAAACTGTCGAGGGAAATGATCGGCATTTCCTGGTCAGTTGTCAATACAAAAAGACAGAATTGCAGGAAATTTCTCTGTGGCAGTCAATTTAGTAGCAAGATTTGCCGGAAAGCTGAGAAAACGGTTTCCTGGGCCAAAGGTGAAAATTGTCCGCGCAAAGCAGATGTTTACCGTCAATCCCGTCGCGTAGTGTTCGCAGGAGTGGTCAATGCCTTTTCTACGCTCCACTTTCCTATGAAAATTCGTGAATATAAAGTGCCAGCGTCCAAACCCGCTAATCTAGCCCACTCTGCGACTGTTTTTCTTTCCCCGTTGTGTTCAATCCAGGTGTTTCGTCGCGTATTAGAATTTTGTTCTTTCTGTGTCGCCCACCTGCAATTCCCCGGCTCATAGTGTCCCTCATTGTCTATCCTGTCTATGGAATGTTTTAGAGATGGCCTAGGCCCCATATCGGCTATAAAGTTCAAAAACCCCTGGCCGTTTGGTTCTTTCCATCTTTCGCATACCTGTATGCCCCTAGCTCCATGATTGCGACACGCATATTTATCAACATGTTTGCAACGGTGGAGCATGGCTTCCCAACATTTGTAGCCTGTTTCTGGTTTATTCCAGCACCCATGCGTTTGCCTAGCACAGCCGCAAGATGTAACACGCCCGGACTTCATGTCATCGACTCGCTTTACAAATACTTCGTTCGAACAAGAGCAGGCTACTACCTGGAAATCGCATTTGCGTCCCTGTTTACCTACTGGCAAGAAAAACGCAGGTCCAAGTGTTTTTAACTTGCCATACGTTTGTTCTGTATACTCAAGACGTACATCCAAAAAACAGCAACGATAACTAGCGGACTTTTTTCTCATGGCTTCAATTCATCCTAAGCGTGTAGTAATTGACGGTAAATACTGGACTTTGACGACCGCCCCGCTTCGTGGACTGGACGGATTAGCCGAAAACGACCCTGCCACACCTAAAAAACATATCTGGATTTCTGATAAGGCAAAGGGCATCGACTTACTAGATACTATTATACACGAAGTGACGCACTGTAGCGAAAAAAAGTGGAGTGAGGACGCTGTTTTGCGATTCTCTACCGACTTGGCTAAGATATTGTGGGATTTAGGATATCGATCTATCGACTTAGGTGACGAAACATGAGTAACGAAACCCCGGAGATGCCGCAAAAGGCATGTAAGTTTTGTGAACATTGCAAACGCATTGGCGATGGCGCTCTCTATCAGTGTCGCTATAACCCGCCGCGCCCTGGTGGGTTTCCTACGGTCAAATGGAATGATTGGTGCAGGTGCTATAAGCCAAATGAACCGCTTATCAAAAAGCACCTCAGCCGCAAGGACGAGGAGAGAGCCAGAATCCAAGAAGTCAGAAATGCCATAGAAAGAAAAGGATAATGCACTCGTATACGAGTTTCCTTGCGGCACTCTGCCCGACTACCGGGACAGGTAAATGGACGGTTCTAAGTTGTCCGCACCACGCAAAATGGACCGTAGCGTTATCAGGTAAAGCTTCCTGCCAAGACTCGACGAAACTCTATCTACTTGCCGCATTAGCCGCACTTGACGACTTCACAACCCGGTGTAATGTCATCCTGACCGTAGACAACGTCTTAGCCCTAGATGCCCTGGAAGCCATCGGCTCGGGCCTTCAACCTGCTGTAGCCAACCTCAGCGTTTCCGAGGCGCTCCAAAAGCAGTTTGATCGCCATGCAGTCACATTGGTTTATCTTCCTTACCATGCCGACACTCGCTGGAAGACCGTTCTGGCGAACCTGAAACACTAGGCTTCTACTACGGGGCGCAAGGGATCACCCTCTATCAAGCCGTCCTGATCG